GGCCATCTTTACGTGGAGCAATAGTAGGACTTCTAACATCATTAACAGGAGCGGGCATACTATCTTCTTTAGCTTTTTTCTTTGCTAGTCTATTTTCTCTCATCTTTGATAAGTGGGCCAATTGTTTTTCGCTCAACTTTCTCTTAGGTTTGACAGGTTTAATATCCATCGATGGCTCTTGGTTATTGATGATAACTTCTTTATCAACAAATATTTCTTCCTGCGTTATTTCAGGAGGGATAGGGTCTGAAGATATTTCTGGTATTTTTATTTCAGGTTTTTTAACTTCGGCTAACTTCGGCAGTTGTAACGTAGACATATTTAATATAGGATTATAAAAAAAAATTGATTACAAATTTGTAAAATATATATAAATTCATAAAATGGTAGCAGGTAAATTAATATTGAATAAAGGCTGGGTCTATCAATTAGAACATAAAACAAATAAAAAATTAAAATTCTATATAGGCAGTTGTTATGATATGCCCCCAAGGTTTATAAATCATATTTCCAATTGTAATAATACTTCTGGTGAAAAATACAATTTTGAAGTTTATAAATATATAAGAGAACATGGTGGTATTGATAATTGGGAAATGAAATGTTTATTAACAAAAAAAACCTATTGGTATCCAACAATTGAATCTATTTTAATAAAAAGAACATGGAAAAATAATACAAATAGTAATATTCCAAATAGAAAAAATAAAGAATGGTATCAAGACAATAGAGTGGAACAACAGAGGGGAAAAGCCAAGGTCCACATTTGTAATTATTGCTATTGTCCCTATACAGTGGCTCATAAAACTAGACATCAGCGTTCTACATATTGTCTTCAATTTCAAGAATAGGTTCGTCATCATCGCTATCTTCCATATTTTTTACATTTTTCATTTTTTCTAAAGCACGACCACCTTGCCATACCATTTTTTCAAAACCATCATACATATCAGGAGGGTTTTCACTATAGTCTATATGAACGAAATGATATGGCACTTTCCATACATGCTTACAAATAGAAAGAAAATTTTGGTCACCACCCATTGAGGACCCAAGTTCTTCCGTGATTTTGCTTAGTTCCCGACTATTGCTATTTTTGCCGATTAAGGCAAAAGTCATATTACTTCTAACAAGTGGGTGAACCTCCTTAAACCCTTGGCTGGAAAATAAAAGTAGAGCACAATTATAGTGTCTATACCTCGTGGCCAGCTTATATACTGCTGAATTTCTTGAAATACCTACAAAGTCATCTAATATAATTGCGATTGGTTTAGGCCGCTCTTCTCCACTTTGTAATATTTGCTCTTGATGGCTAATAATTTTATTTAATGTTGAGTCACTATAGTCACTAAATATAGTTTCAGGATAGGATTCTTTCAACCATCGTCCAGTTGAATCATTCATAATGGTATTACTAAATATATAAACGTTAGAAAAGCAATCCTTATACATGTCAGCCCTAAGCAACATGTTGGTAATAATCGTGGTTTTGCCCGTTTTCACCCCTCCAACCATTAATCCCAAACTACCTGTGGAAATGTCGGGAAGTCTGGGGTCTAATTCCTTCCCTATATTCATTCTATTAGGGTCGGGAACAATTTCTTTAATTGATAAGTCCATATACTATTTAATATATTGATTTATTTTTTATTTATATGGGTATTTATTCAGTAACAGAAACAGTGCCACCATTTAATACAAAAAGGCGACCAACCTGAGCCCAGATGAAAGTTGTCATAGATTCTTTCGCAAAGTCGTCTTGACTTCTAAATAATGTGCGTTCTAAAATAATCGGTTTCACACCAACGGCGACCCCAGCTCCACTCATAGGATTAGTTAAATCTAAACCTTGATAATGACAAAGGCCAGTAAAAGTGTTATCAAATATTACCTGATTATTAATAGTTTGAACTGGTAAACCAGTATTGGTTGTGGCAAAAGCATTATGGGCTAATTTACCATTAGCATCAACAGTTTGGTTAAAGGAATATTCACAACTAGCAACTTGTAATTCTACACCACCCGTTTGGGATAAGTAATACGCTTGTTGTGCTTCATTTCTAACAGGACGATTGAAAACAAGTTTATCATTGATTTTCATGTTCCATTCAGAGCCTCCGCATAAACCTCTTGATACATATTGACCATGAAGTAAACTCCAGGTAGCGCCAAATAAACCAGCACTAGTAGGAACATCGGCCCATTGAATTTTCTGAACCGACCTTGAGGCAAGTCCAATATCCCTATTAACAGTTTGTCCTTGAGGAGGAGCTCCAGCAGCTGTATCAGAAGCCATACCAGGTACACTAGCCGTCGTAAGAATTATATCATTGTATGGAAGTTGTAATCCTTCGGTAGACATAGCTTGAGCGGCCATATCTCCCATTTTAGTGTCATTATAACTTAAATAGTCGGCTAAAAAAGCAATTTGGGTAGTAGCAATAGGGCAATTACTAACATAGTTACCACCTCCCAAGTTTTTGTTATTAGAATAATATGCGAAACCTTCGGTACCTGCCTCCCAAGTAATATCAATAACAAGATTATCAGCCATTAGGTAAAGTGGAAGCTGTACTCCTTTCATCATAGGAAAAAGTTCGCTTAATTTAATAGCAAAAACAGCAGTAGTTTGTTCGTCGTCAGTAATTTCAATTTGTTCGCTGGTTACACCTTCTTCTCTAGGCATACCTTCATCATTATTACCCCAATCTAAATTCATGGGTTGTAATGAGCCATTGGCAGGCCAGGCAGGTTCCATACCATCAACGGTTCCGTTTCTAATACCATCTTTACGGCATCTCTCTTCAACACTTTTGAATTGACGATTCAATGTCATATATTTACCATATTCGTCGGTTGTGGCAATTGTAGTAGCTCCAACTCTTAGCCTCGCACTTTTAATCCATGCGTGGCATCCAGCTCTAATAGGAGCATTCACAACTTCAGTGGCAACCTGGGCACCTGCTCCAGTAGGATTTGTTTTAATTCTAGCAACCTGAATACAAGAGTTGATATCTAATATTCCACGACGTTCTAACTGGAATCTAGCGTTATTTTGATTACAAACCAAAGGTTCAAGAATAGAAGTGTGGACTTCCATTGTATCAATAGTTTGTTGGGGGGCGACTTTCAAAATTTCGGGTAAGCTCATTTATATATAATACTACATATAAATTTATTTATGAATTATTTATTAAAAATATTTTTTTTATAACTATGTTTAAGAAGAAACACGAATCCCTTCAGGACTGTAAGTTAGTGTGTTAGTAGCAAGGATATAGGTAAAAAGACTATTGGGCGAATCACCTTGAAGACTAGATTTAACTCTTACTGAGTAGGGGGTGCGCGAATAATCCACCCCCACCTTAAAAGCATCACTTCTAATACCTAATCCAAATGAAGTTGTAGCATCTGCTCCAGTAGTAGGCCAACGGTCAGTTCCTCCCACAATATTAGATTCTATATTAAGACCAACTGAGCTTCTTGAATCTGCTCCTCTTCTCGGTAGAGCTCCTTGAATTCTTGTTTGTTTGGTATCTTCTGTTAAAAGACTAATAAAGGTAGAGTCTAAATTATAGATAGGTTTCACACTATTAAGATATTGGTCTATGACATCAGAACCAAGTGCCGAATTCGCAATTCCCGGTAAAGCATTACCTTTAGAAATTATTCTTTCCTCAAGAGGATATAATAATCCACCTTTCGCAAAAGCGACTTCATCAATGGGGGCTACGGCACCAGACTTAGCTTCTAACCTATAAGGTCTAGTAGAGAGTTCTTTAGCGTTGTTAATTTTTGTAGTTGGTACAAGATTATGGACCACACTTTGAACTGCTTTTTGACCTAAATTAAGCACAACAGTTTGGTCTGAAGAGTTAATTACACTGTAAAGACTAGAGTAAGCGTTGTATTTTAATTGACCACTTGATACAGCGTTCATTTTGGCAACCGAAGCATCATCGGGAACTAGTAAATCATAGGATAAAACAAGGTCAGTTAATTCATAATGGTATTGGTCTATAGTAGGAGAAAAGCGATTTTTTGTTAAATATCCATCACGATAGGCTATAATACTATCTCTTAATGGACGGGTTTGGTCCGGGCCCGTCCCAGCTGCCGGAGGTACTTGGTCTATATCTTGCCAAGGTCCAATAACATTTCCATCGGGGGCAAGTTGTAATTGAACTATCATTCCTTGTACGCCCGATTGGCCTAATGGTATTACACCAGTGCCTGAGAGTAAACCAGCTCTAATAGGCATACAAAAGTCACGACTAACATTGAGAGAACAAGCATTAACTACGGAACGACCATTAGTTAATTCGCCGATACTTCCGCCATTAGTCATATCATGGGGGGACATAGCAGCACCATGCAAACCAGCAAGCATTCTAGGATATTGGCGGACATTTTCTAAAGTTTGATTACCATCTAAAGTAGTTAAAGTAACTTGCTCTATACAACTTGCTACTCCAACGCGACAGTCAATGCTACCATTGAGTGCTGCGGCGCTGGTAGATACCCCACCTACACCATCGTTATTATTTACGGGAGTAGGAGGAGAATTGTTATCACTATATACTTTAAGCTTACCTGAAAGTCTAACTGATTTTCCTACAAGTAAATTATCAGATTGGGCAATAAGGAACTGACATATAGGATAACCATTTTTAAAAGAATAGCCACTGCCACCAGATGGGGCATTAATAGGTTCAATACTTACCTTTTCGGTTCTTACAATTGAAGACATTATATATTATATCATAGATAATTAAAAAAAATTTCTTAATTATTAATTAAAATTAATCTCTGGGAAAAAAATATTTAATGAATAACTTCTATTCCCATTGATGTAACAACCAATCTGTTTAAAGCAACACAGAAAGTTTCAACCATTGTAGGCTCGTTATTTCCAAATGATGCTGAAGCATAATCTATTCTAAGTTGAGTAGAAGTTCCAGATAGATCGTGGACTTGACCATATCTAGATAACGCCCTAGCAATCAAGAACCTTTGTTGAATATTCCACAAGTTTCTAACTGGTATTTTAGCGTTCTCAACAGCTTTTTCCACTTCAGAAATATGTAAAATAGCATTCTTTTTATGTTGATATTTACGTAAATCTACAGGTCTATCAGGCACGGTATTACCATCAAAAACCCACTGGTACGAGTTCATTACAGTTTCTTCAATTGACCCAAGAAGACTAGAATGAACGGTTGAATTAACTCTATCTTGTAAAAGAGGGACACTTAATAAGGAATAAGCTCTTTCAGCATTAGCAGGAATATTAATAGATTGAAGGCCAACTGGATTAGATATATTCTCTCTATAAAGTCTAGAAGTACAGTAATCCATATTAAGTCCTTGTCCATTAACCTGGTCCATCATAGCAGTTACATAGCCTTCAGGAGGAGATACTTCTAATACACTCATGCTAACATTTTGGACTGTATAACTATTAGGTTTAAGAACTTGACCCCCAAGAGTAGTAATTTGTTTAAGTCTATCTTCCGGGTCAAAAAATACAATAGGACCTCCATCAGTGAGAGTTGTAGCATTTAAGCCAGTGTAACCAGCAGGAGTTCCCGTAGATGTGCCGTTGGCTTTCTCTATCGTTTGACCAGCAACACGATTAATAGTGTAGGTAATTTGAACTCTATCCGCTGTAGCAGCAGAACCACCAGAAGCCGCATTTACTTTAGTCATGCTTTTTACAACTCCTAAGCAAATACATTCTTTGCCATCGGCCTGGGCGATATAAATAGGGTCACCTATTTCAAAACCACAAGTGTTACCTGTGTCTATAGTTGAAAAGTCCGCAACAAAACCAGTTCCAGCGCCGATAGTAGCATCTCTATCAGTTTTTCTAGCAATAAGTATTTGGCCTGTTCCTACACCACCTCCACCATCGTTAGCTGGGTCGTCATCAGTAGGAGCTTTAGTGCCGAATAATAAACAAGCTGTTGCTGATGGGCGATTGGCT